GCAATATAATGACAATACAAAAGTCCTTTAAGGGTGTAATAGTAGAAGTTGAGGAGATATAATAATGATAACGGAAGATATGAAAAAAGCAATACAGAATGAAGTGAAAAAGCAATTAGGAGTATTAAAAGAAAAAGATGGTACAGAAAAGAAGGTACTAACACCATATCAAAAAACTATAAAATTATTAAAAAGTTATAGATATTATAAAAATAGAATAGAATATTTAAAAAATAATTTAGATAATATTGAAATTAAGAAAAAATACTCTATTGGAGAAATAAAAGCAGTTAATAATAATAATTTAAGTGAAATGGAAAGAAAGGAAATAATAAAAGAGGAAAGATTAAGAGAAATAGAATTTTTTGAATATGGAATTAATTTAATAGATTATGGGTTATCCTCAATAGAAGAGGAAAAATATAAGGAGATAATACCACTAATTTATTTTGAAAAATTAAGAATGGAAGATGTTGCAGAAAAATTTAGTGTAGATACTTCAACAATTAAAAGAAACAGAAATAAGTTAGTTGAAATTATGAGTTTATCAATATTTGATAGTGAGATTTTAAAAGATTTGATAAAAAACATTTTTTTAAAATGCACCTAATTTGCACCTTTTTTGCCCTTGTAATGAACTTTTATATATTATATAATGTTAATATATGAAAAGTTTAAATGAAAGTTTAAATTTTTTGTTTCTCTCCCCCCAAGAAGAGATGAGTTATTGACTTCTCATAAAAAAGTCTTTTTTATTTTTATAAAGAAAGGTGTATAATATTTTATCATAATTTTTTTTGAGGGGGAATAATAAAATGATAGGATATTGTGTTGCTATTATTTGGGTTATTATATTGTTTACCATTTTTCCTAGCTATCCATTAAATAAATGGTTATTACATAATAAATGGAACCATAGTGACTGGTCTAGTTTTTTAGGAAGTGTGATTACAGCTTTGGTAGCAATAGGATGTATTTGGTGGCAATTTTATAATCAAAAAAAAGAGAAAGAAAAAGAAGAAAAAGAAAATCATGAAAGATTTTTAATTTTATTTGTAGATTCATTAAAAAATGAATTTGTAAATATTTCAATAAGGTTAGAAGCAATAAAAAGATATATAAAAACTCCTGAGAATATGCTAAGGTATATCCCAGATTATTCTTTTAATGAAACATTTTTTAGAAATATATTAATTAATCTGCCTGTTGATTTTCTTCAAACTGCTAATTTATTTATCTATGATATAATTGTTGCAAATATAAATATAGAAACTTTTTTAAAAAAGAGTCAACCAAATAATGAAAAAGTTGTTGATATAGAATTAATTCCAGTAAAAGAATTGTTAGAAAGTATATGTAATTATGATATAGAAAATAAAGATATAGATGAAATTATAATTTTTTATACAAAAGTTAGAGATAAATTTTTTGAAAGAACAAAGAAATTAAATGAAGAATTTGAAGAGCTTTTGAAAAATAGTACAAAAAAATAAATTAATTAAAGCTTAAAAGAGAATCTAATAGGTTCTCTTTTTTTATTTCAAGAGGTTAATTATGTTAATGAAGATATGTGGTAAGTGTGGAAAGAAAATAGGAATAAATGAAGTATGCGGCTGCTCAAAGGAAAGGCACAAGGTATATGATAGAGAGTATAGAAATAAAGATAATGCTGAGTTCTATCATAGTAAAGCATGGAAGAGTATGACTGCATTATGTAAGTTAAAAGCCAATGGTTTAGATTTATATGAACTGGTTATAAATAATAACATAGTTAAAGGTAGTCTCTCACATCATATAGATGAGTTAGAAGAGGCAAGAGATAAAGCTTTAGATATTAATAACCTAATATGGATAAGTGATAAAACACATAGCTATATCCATTCAGAGTATAATAAAAATTTAGAAAGTAAAAATAAAATGAAAGAAGTTTTATTTAATATAATTAAAAATTATTACAAGTAGGGGGGGAGTCAAAAAAAGTTTTTGGTCTTTGGCTTTGATACCGCTTCCCCTCTTTTTTCTGGAGAAAATGCCAGAAATGAAATTTTCAGTTTATGGAGGTGAAAAAATATGGCAGGAAGAAGTAGAAAAATTATTGATATAAGTTCAGGAAAAATTGGAAAAGAAAAAATAAAAGCTAGGCAAGAACAAGAGAAAAAATTGAAAATAGATAGAGATAATTTAATTGCTCCTAGTTGGTTATCTAAAGCTGCAAAAGAAGAATTTGACAGAATTGTTTTTGAAGCAGGAAAAGTAAATATTTTAGATAATTTAGATTTAGGAATATTAGCCATCTACTGTAACTCTTATGATAGCTATGTAAATGTTAGTAAGAAATTACAAAAAGAAGGTCCTGTTTGCTATAAAGAAACTGCCAATGGACAAATTGAAATTATAAACCCTCTAATAAATGTCCAGGAAAAATATGTAAAACAAATAATGCAATGCTCAACAAAATTAGGACTTGCAACTACAGATAGATTAAAATTAGTTGTACCAATCAGAGAAGAACCTGCTGAAAATAAATTTATAACTTTGTTAAAAACAAGAAAGCAAGGCTAATATGATAAAAGATAGGACAACAGCCTATGCAAAATTAGTTGTAAATGGTAAAAAAATAGCAGGTAGAAAGGAGTATTTAGCATGTAAAAGACATTTAGATGATTTAAAAAATAAAAAATTAGAGTATAAATTTGATGTTGAAGAGGCAGAATTTGCTATAAATTTTGCAAATACTTTAACATTAAAAGATGGAACTAATTTAAAAACAAGAGGCTTTCAAGAATTTATAATAGGTTCTTTACATGGCTGGAAGAAAAAAAGAACAAAAGAAAGAAGATTTAGAGAGGCTTATTTGCAAGTAGGTAGAAGAAATGGAAAAAGTTTCTTATCAGGAGCAGAATCTACAATGTTTAGTACATTGTTAGGAAATAAAGATAGGATATTCTGTGCTGCAACAAAGCAAGACCAAGCTAACATAGTATGGGATGAAATAAGAAACTTTATAGAGTCTGACAATGATTTAAGTGAACTTTATAAAATAAAAGAACATGATAGAACTATAAAAAGTTTAGCAACTGGAACTGTTATAAGGTCAATAGGTAGAGATACAAAATCAATGGATGGTTTTGGAAATATTCTGGCCATATGTGATGAGTTACATGCACACCCAAATAATCAGATGTATAAACTGTTGCTAGATGGTCAAGCTGATGTTGAGAATGCTTTAACATTAGCTATTACAACAGCAGGTTTTAACTTAAATGGTTTCTGTTATGAACACTATAAATTTTGTGAAAAGATATTAGAAGGAGTTGTTGAAAAAGAAACTCTCTTTATTTTTATATGTGAAATGGATAAGGATGATGATATATGGGACTGGAAGAATTGGCTTAAATCTAATCCTTATTTTTTATTTGAGGAAGATGGTATAACACCAAATAAAAAGAAGATAGCTTTATACAGTCAAAAAGCAATAGATGCAAAAGAGAAGGGTGGAGATGAATTAACTAACTTCTTAACAAAGCAATTAAATATGTGGGTAACTGCAAAAGATGGACAATATATAGATTTAAGTAAATTCAAAGAGTGTGAAAGCAATTTGACACTTGAAGATATGAAAGGGAAAAGTGCTTATTTAGGATTTGACTTATCTAAGGGTGGAGATTTAACAAGTATAGCCTTAGTATTTCCATTAGAAAATAATCAAATATATATTTATAGCCATTCATTTATGCCTGAGTTAAGACTTGCAGAACATGAAAAAACTGATGATGTTCCATATAGGATATGGGTAAGAGAGGGACTTTTAACATTGACTACTGGAGCATTTGGAATAAAGACTGATTATAAGTTTATTGTTACTCACTTAAAAGAAATAATTGAAAGATATGATATTAAAATTTTAGAGTGTGGGTATGATGCTCACAATGCTGGAAGTTTTTTAAGTGATTTAGATTTTTTAGATTGTGATTTAACAGAAGTTAAACAATCTGCAAAAAGTTTAAATGATGCAACAGTGGATTTTGCTTTATCAGTTAAGGCAACTCAAGTTTTATATGATAAGAGAAATAGTTTATTAAAATGGTCCATTGCTAATGCTACAACTGTTACAAATAGTTTTGGAGAGATAAAAATTGATAAACAATCTCAAAAAAATAGAATAGATCCTGTTGATGCAATAATAGATGCCTGGAAGATTATGCTAATAAATAAAAAAGAAACAGTAAATAATGATGAAGCTGTTGAAGAATGGCTTGATTTAATCAATAAAAGGAGGTAAGAGAGTGAATATATTTAGAAAATTTTTTAATAAAGGAGAGGAAAAAAAGCAGAAAACAGCAATTAATTCTATGAATTTTGGTGAATTTTTTGGAATAAATGTAAGTTCAGATTTATCAGAAGTAACATATTTTACTTGCTTAAAAGTATTATCTGAAAGTGTTGGGAAGTTATCTTTACACTTGAAAGATAATGATAATAACAGAATATTGAGCCATGAAGCATTACAAAAGTTGAAATTTTCACCAAATCCATTTATGACTCCTACACCAATGATGACTTTATTGGAAACATGGAGAAACCATCACGGCAATGCTTATGCTTATCTAAGTTATGATGATAGAGGGCATTTAGTAGGTATTTATCCTTTCCATCCCCAAAAAGTTAGAATATGGATAGATAATGCAAAAATATTCAGTGGTAAAGAAGATTTATATTACGAATATAACAAAGATGAAAAAATATATCTATTTAAAAAAGATGAGATATTGCATTTAAAAGGTGGTTTAAGTAAAGATGGTATTGTAGGTATGTCAGTAAGAGAAACATTAGCTACAACATTAAATGGAACAAAAGCTAGTCAAAAATATTTAAATAATTTATATGATAGAGGTTTAACTTCAAAGGCAATTTTAAGATATACAGGAGATTTAAACAAAGATTTACAAAAGAAAATGCTTGAGGCAATAGAAGAATTTATTAGCACTGAAAATAATCCAACAGGAATATTACCATTACCACCTGGAATGGATATAGTACCATTAGATTTAAAATTAACAGATAGTCAATTCTTTGAATTAAAGAAATATAATGCTTTACAAATAGCAGCTGCTTTTGGAGTAAAGCCAAATCATTTAAACGATTATGATAAGTCAAGTTATTCAAATTCTGAAATGCAAAACTTGACTTTTTATATTGATACTCTTTTATACATTTTGACACTTTATGAAGAGGAATTTAATTTGAAACTTCTTACAGAAAGTGAAAGATTAAAAGGGCTACATTTTGAATTTAATGTAGCAAGTATTTTAAAAGGGGATCTAAAAACACAAGCTGAATGTATAACCAAGTATCTTCAAAGTGGAGTTTATACAATAAATGAAGCAAGAAAAAAGGCAGGATTACCTGCAATAGATGGAGGTGATGTAATTGTAATGAATGGAAGTTATGTGCCATTAGAAAAATTAGGAATAGCTTATGAAAAAGGAGGTGCTAAAAGTGAGTAAAAATAAATGGTTAGAAATAAAAAATCAATCAGAAGTTACTGAAATTTATATCAATGGAGATATAGAAAGTGATGTAGAAAATGATGGCTTTTTAGAATTATTTGGCATAAATGACACAAATATATATCCATTAGATATAAAAGATGCTTTGAAAGAAGGAGAAAACAAAGAGGTTCATGTTCATATAAATAGCTATGGCGGAGATATGTTTGCTGGTGTTGCTATTTGTAATATGTTAAAAAATCACAAAGGAAAAACAGTAGCTTATGTTGATGGTTTAGCTGCAAGTGCAGCATCAATAATTGCTTTTGGTTGTGATGAGATTATTATTCCAAGTAATGCTTATTTAATGATACACAGAGTAAGTTGTGGAATATTTGGTAATGCTGATGATTTTTTAAAACAAATAGAAGTCTTAGAAAAATTAGAAGATGGAATTGCTAATACTTATGAAGAAAAAGCAGTTGAAGGAGTTACCAAAGAACAAATATTAAATCTAATGAAAGAAGAAAGTTGGTTTAATGGTCAGGAAGCAGCTAAATATTTTGATGTAAAGGTTGATGAAAAGGCTAATTTTGTAAATTATGTATCTACAAATCAAAAATTTAAAAATATTCCTAAAAATATTTTAAATAAAATTAATGATAAAAAAGCAGAATTAGAGGAAAAAGAAAGAATTAAATTGGAAAATATGAAAAAAGAAATTGAAATAGAGTTATTAACAGGAGGTATTTAATTATGAAAAAATCAGTAGAATTAAAAAAGGAATTAGAAACACTTAGAAATGAAATCACATCATTAAAAGATAGTGGAAAGATTGAAGAGGCACATGCTAAGTTAAATAATTTAAAAGATTTAGAAAATAGAATAAAAGAGGCAGAAACAGAGGAGGCTTTAACAGTTATGAATAAAGGTAACAAATCACCATTAGGAACAAATGAAGAAATGGATGTTAATAGAATTTATAATAAAGTTCTATTAGGAAAATCTATAACAGAAGAAGAAAAACAATTTTTAAATGCAGCTGGAACACCAGGGCAAGTAGAAGCAACAGACGGCAAAGGTGGTTACTTAGTACCAACAGAACAATTTAATCAAATAAAAGAATTAAGAAGAAATAAAGTGGAATTAAAAGTTTTATGTAATGTTCAACCTGTTAAATCTTTAAAAGGAACTATGCCTATTGAAAAAGATGGAACAGGTGAATTAATAGCTTTTGAAGAGTTAAATGAAATAAATAAATCAGATATTGATTTTGCACAAGTTGCATATAATGTTGCAGATTATGGAGATATTATCCCTATATCAAATACTTTACTTGCAGATGAAACTGCTAATTTAACTGATTATATTGGAAAAAGATTTACTAAAAAAGCTATAAACACAGAAAACAAAAAGATAGTTGCAATATTAAAAACATTAACTCCAAAACCAGCAGCAGATTATACTGTTATTAATACAGCATTAAATGTTGATTTAGACCCAGAAATATCTGCTAATGCAATAATTATAACTAACCAAACAGGGTTTAATTTTTTAGATAACTTAACAGATAAACAAGGTAGACCTTTATTAGATGTAAATTTACAAGATACAACACAAAAAATCTTTAAAGGTAGAAAAATAGTAGTTTTAAAAGATAATTTATTACCAATGAATACTACAAAAGCACCTGTGTTTGTTGGAGATTTAAGTGAATTTATAACATTCTTTGACAGAGAAGGGTTAGAACTTGCATTATCAACTGAAGCAGGATTTACTAAAAATGCTACATATATCAGAGCAATAGAAAGATTTGATATTAAAAAAGTAGATGCTGATGCTATGGTTTATCTTGAGTTAGCAACAAAATAATAGGTGATTGATATGGCAGATATTTTAACTTTGGAAGAAGCTAAAAACTATCTAAGAATTGATTACAATGAGGATGATACATTGTTGCAATCTTTAATGATTGCAGCAATAGATTATCTTAGAGATGCAATAAATGACTTTGATAAAAAAGCAACAAAAGAAAAGTTTATTAAAAGGGCTAAAATTCTAGCTTGTGTACTTGTGCAAGATTGGTATGATAACAGAGAGCAAAAGGAAAGTAAAGACCTTAGTTATACAGCTAGAAGTCTATTAACCCAGTTACAAGTGGGTGATAACTTTGAATGATATAACTAAGAGATTAAGACATTTTATTGATGTATATCATATGATAGACACAGTTAATGAACTTGGAGAAAATGAGAAAAAGCCAGAGTTATTAAAAAAAGCATACTGTGAAATAGTTCCTTTAAATTCTAGTGTAAAAAATGGAGAAGCTGGAACAGAAGAAAATCAACATCAATTCAAATTCATATTTAGAATAAAATCAGTTCCTGGAATAAAAAAGGACTGGTTTTTTATTTATGAGGGATTGAAGTATGAAGTTATTTATTTTAACAGAGATTTTAAAGATAATCAGTTCATAGAAGTTTTTTGTGTAAGAAAAGAGGAGTAAAAATGGGAGTTTTTTCAACAAATGATTTAGAAGATCTTGAAAAAGAAGTATTAAGACTTGCTAAAAAATACCCAAAAGAAGCTAAAAAATTCTTACAAAAACAAGGAAATAAGTTAAAAGCTAAGGCTAAAAAGAAAGCAAAATCTAAGGTAAAAGTGAAAAAAGGTAACTATTTGAAAGGTTTTAAAAGAGGGAAAGTTTATAAATATAAAGGTGAAGAAGATACAGTTAGAGTTTATAACTCAATGCCTCATGCACATCTAATAGAGAATGGGCATATCATAAAAGATAAAACTGGTAAAGAACATGGTTTTAAAAAAGGAGAGCATATTTTAGAAGATTCACAGAAAGAGTTTCAAGATGAATTTTTACAAGCAGCAGATGGTTTTATAGATGAAGTTATTAAAAATGGAGGTTTCTAATGATTAAATTAAGTCAGATACTAAAAGCTGTTAATGTAAAACTTAAAGAAACATTTCCTAAAATAGAAATTGATAGTAAAGACTTAGGAGAAAAGTTTAATAGACCGAGTTTTAGAACAGAATTGGATGGTCTTAAAACAAGTGCTTTTATGACTACTTTTAAGGAAAGAAACTTTACAATCAGAATTTATTTTTTTACTACTTTACCTGGTAAAGGAAGAGAAGAAAGATTAAAAATATCTGATGAAATTGAAAATGCTTTCTTAGGTACATTGTGGATAAATGAAACTTTTGCTATTCCTGTTGATGAAATAGAGTTTGAAGAAACTGAAGATGGAGTATTAATAGCAAGTTTTGATAGTTTAAGTATGGAAGAGATAGAAAATGATATAGATGGCGAAATGATGGAAGAATTAGAGTATCGTTTTGATAAGAAATAGGAGGTTAATATATGGGATTACCTAAAATAGAAATTATTTTTAAGCAATTAGCAGTTACAGCTGTTAAAAGAAGTCAATTAGGTATAGTTGGATTAATAGTAAAAGAATCTACTAAACAATGGGATAGAAAGGTATACAAAGATATTACTGATATAAAAAGTGATGATTATTCTGCTGAAATATTACCATTGATTAAAGATAGCTTTGAATACACTCCAAATAAAGTGGTTGTATTCAATGTTAAAGATGGAGCATTATCTGACACATTAAAAAAAGTTGCACAAGAAAGAATTAACTGGCTAGGGTTAGCCTATGATGGGAAAGATGGAGATACTGCAACTCTTGTTTCTTGGATAAAGTCAGTAAGAAAAGCAGGTAAAACTTATAAAGCTGTTGTATTTAAGGCTACTAAACCAGATAACAAAGGCATAGTAAACTTAATGAATGACAAGGTTACATTTGTAGATAATAGAGGAGAAGTTGAAGGTTGGCAATATATACCAACAATTCTAGGAATGTTAGCAGGGTTACCAATGACTAGATCAGCTACTAGCTTTCTATGTGGGAATTTAAAGGAAGTTTCTATATTTGATGAAATAGATGATGTTATTGATAAAGGTGGTTTCTGTTTGTATAAAGATGAAGGAGATATAAGAGTTGCAAGAGCATGTACATCTTTAGAAGAAATTACACAAGATGAAACTGAAGATATGAAAGATATTATCATAATTGAGTCTATGGACTTAATGAGAGATGATATTTATTCAACATTCAAAAAATGGATAGGTAAGTATAAAAACAAATATGATAATCAAGTTTTATTCTTTACTGCAATTAATGCTTATTTCAAAGAATTAGAAAAAGAAGATATTTTGGATAAAGAATATGATAACTATTCAGAAGTTGATGTTGAAGCACAAAGATTAGCTTGGCTTGGAGTAGGTAAAAAAGAAGTGGAAGAATGGGATGATGAAAAAGTTAAAAAGACCGCATTTAAGAAAAAAGTATTTATGAAAGCAAATATAAAAATATTGAATGCTGTTGAAGACTTTAAATTTACAATTAACATGTTTTAGAAATGGAGGTAAATAATGTCTAACAAAATGGATAAAAATAAAATTTTAAGAGGTTCATTTGGTGCTGTATGGCTAGATGGAGAAGAATTAGGTTCTGTAAAATCTTTTGAGGCTAAGGTTACATTAGAATATGAAGATGTGGATATTATGGGGGAACTAGGAAAGTCAAAAAGATATATGGGCTTTACTGGTGAGGGAACTATGACATTACATAAGATAGACTCTACTATTGGAAAGCTATTAGCTGATGGGATAAGAAATGGTAATATGCCTGATTTTAAAATAGTTGCAAAACTAGATGACCCAACAGCTTATGGAGCAGAAAGAGTTGAATTAACAGGTGTTACAATTAGTGAATTAATGGCATTAAAATTTGAAAATAAAGCATTGAGAGAGGAAGAAGTTCCTTTTAGTTTTTCACATTTTAGATATATAGATATGATATAAGGAGGATATAGAAATGGCTAAAAATATAACATTAGAAATATTAATTGCAAAGAAACAACAATCAGAAAATGATAAAATGAAAGTGGTGCTATTTAATTCAGAAGTATTAGGTGGAACAATAGAAGTTGTAAAACATAAAGCAAGAGATGTAATAAAAATTATGGATAGTACAGAAGAAAAAACAACAGAAGCAGCTTACAAAGCTAACTGTAAATTAATCTATAAACATTGTCCTATTTTACATGATAAAGAATTACAAAAGACTTATGAAGTAGCACAACCTTATGAAATTGTAATACCTGTATTTGATGAAAATTTAGCGGAAATAAACAAGCTATCTAACTTTATTCTAAACCTTTATGGATTAGGTGAAGAATCTGATAAAGCTAGTAAAGTCTTAGAAGAAGA